CAGTAACATCTGTGTTTGCTGTAGTAGCGGCAACTGCGAATGACGATGATTGATAAACAGCATGTAGCTGATATATATCACCAACACCTAAACCAAATGGTCCGGACAGCCCACTAATGTGCGTATTTGGATTAGTGTTCGCTGTAGTTTGAAAACTTAGTGTTTTAACTTTCTCTTTTGCATTTGCTCTGTCCATAGAGACAATAACATCAGAAGTAAATGTTGCACTCTCTTTAACATCAATTGCTACTGTTCCAGGAGATGTAACACTAACTGTTCGTGTGGCTCCTGAACCACCATTGCCAGAAAGCGATAGAATTGTTCCTGTAGGAATAATTTTAGTGAATGCATTTGCAGTAGCACCAGTTGTGTGTGCAGTTGAAAGAGTTAGTGATGTGTTATTTGCAATTGATGCAATCTGTCTAGTTAAGGTATTTGCTTTAATTAAATCACCGACATTCAATTGTGTAGTGAATGCTGTTCCACTTCCAGTAACGATAGTATTGGCGGCTACAATAGTAAGAGTACCAGTCAACGCAGATGTTTCTACGTTTGCGCCAGCATTGTTAACAACAACCATATAGAAATCATTTTTCTGGGTTGCATTTAATGTATCTGTACCAACAAATGTTTCGCTAACAACGTCAGTTGCAATAGTAGCAACACCAGCCGTGAATGAAACAGTAAATTTCTTTTTAAATCTAAAAGCAGTTTCAACGTTTTCTGAATCATCACGCACAGTTTTAATTGCATCATATGGCAATGGAAAAATCATTGTGCCAAATGATGTTTCTTGTAAGACAGCGCCAGCGGATGTTGTGACAACATCAGCAAACCGTTTTGGTGTTGCAGAATCAAAAACGGAACGAACATCTTTAAAGTTATTTCCTGCACCCATCACAATATCATACAAGTACAAATAGTATCTTGCATCAGCAGTGCCTTTAGCACCACTCACATATTCAATAGAACGAACTCGTGCAGTACCAATTGCACTTCCTGATACAGTTGCAGTTGAATGCACTAAGTTTGTAATAACTTGTTGTGCTGTATTATGTAGATCAACAGTAGTTGATTCCATAATGTCCCATGCACCAACAACTTCTTTGACTTCAATATATTGTCCGTAATTGATTTGTGTCTTAGTTTGTTCTACGTATTGAGTGCTAAGACCCTTTTCAATTTCAATTGGAGTTTTTGTAATAATCTGATTTCTATAACCAGACACATAAGATGTAAACGGATCAACTTCAACTAAAAGTAAATCTGTATTGCCGCCTTCAGCAGAAGTATATCTGCCATCATTGTCGCCATTTATTAAATGTTCACGAACAACAACAATTGGATCAGACAGAGTATAATTGCCAGATTCTTCTTGTGTGCGTTTTGCAAGAACTTCTTCTAATTTATTTTCTACAGTAATTGATTTTCTTTTTCTTGCAATACCATCTTCAATTTCTGCAATTGTAATAAATTCATTTTCGTCTGTAGTTTCAGTTAATGCAATTTTTGTTAGAGTTGTATCAATTTTTAATCTATCTGCACCAGGCGCTTGAAAGTTTGGTGTGCCTTGTGCATTGTCAACAAGACTTTGATCTTCAATGTAATCAACAAAAGATTTGTTTGGAACTAATCCAACTTTATAAGAAGGTTCGTTTGTGTACTTATCAAGAATAATTGTTTGTGTAGAATGCTTAACAAAATGATCTGCAACATATACAACACCTTCAGAGACGGTGATTTTAGATCCGTAGTCGTACACTTGTTCTGTAGCAAGACCCTCATCAACAACATTTCGTACTGCATTTGTTAATGCACTAGCCGCATATACTCTACCTGTTGTATTTGCTGTGAAAATAGTTTCTGAGTTTGCAAATGAAGTATTTGCCCTTTGATCCGAAACAACTGTTATGTTAAGTACTTGATTTACACCAGTGCTTAATATCGTGTTTGCTGTTGTTACGGTTAATGTTCCAGTTGTGTTTGAAACAAAGATTTTATTTATACCAGTAATCGGATCTGTGTAATATGCTTCAATTGTTGCAGTATTACCTGTTGAGAATGTAATTGTATTTCCTGATACAAGTGTAGACGGTGCAGTATTTACTGTAAGAACTTGCGCTCCGTTTGTTGCATAACTAATGAACAATGTTTTAGGATCATCTCCGTCAATATCAGTAACTATTCCACAGTATGCTTTGATACCACTGTTTGCACCATAGACAATTTTACTTAATAAATTTGCAACTGCAACTTCACTACCATTGTAGTTTGTTTGAAGTTTTACGAAATTTAAATTTAAATCTAAATTTTGTTCACACCCGTCAACTAATGCGCCTTGCTTGAAAAAATATTCAGCAAAGCGTCTAGTTTGCACTTGTTGAAGAGTTTGTGCTTGTGTAAGTTCTCTAGCCTGAACAGCACGTCCAGGACGATAGAGAACCCTTACAAACTTCTTATCTTCATCATAATCATCAAAGTATGGACTGGTGTTTAATTCCACTCCACCAGGATTTGTATTTGCCATTTATTTTTCAAGCCTATTTTTTTAACTTAGAACTGAATAATCAGTTTAACGTCTTCAATTTGGTCATCCGATCTTGCGATTGGCACACGATTTTCAACATAGATAATGTCGCCGCTGTATGGTTTTAAACCTGGAGTTGTAATAACTGCAATTGTTCCTGTTGCACCAGATGTGCCACCAGTTACGCTTGCTGAGTTAGCAAATGGCAGATTCAATGGTAATGTTGTGAATATGCTTGGTGTTGTAAATTCAATGAGAGATGCTGTGTTTGATCCACTAGTGATAGTTTCATCTACTGTGAATGTGCCAGAGATGCTAGACAATTGATATTTAAATGATTGTCTAAAAGAAGAAGCAACCGCTCTTGTGCTTGTACCATACAAATATGGATCACGAACAATACCAACTTGACGGAATTCGTTAGCTGTAGAGAATGTATTAGATTCATTACCATCTAAACGAACGTTCAACATGATGAATTTACCACCAAGTTCTTCAACTGCGTCAGAACCATGCCCACCTTGTGGTGAAATGATTGCTGTTGCTGTTGCTGCACCCGATGCAAATGCAACTGTTGCTCTTGTGTATCCTGTACCAGCCGCAGTAATTGTAACACTAGTGACAGTATTAGCAACAATTGTCGAGTTAGCTGTAGCACCTGTGCCGTCACCCGTAATTGTGACTGCTGGTGCAGTTACATATCCAGAACCACCTGCTGTTACTTTAATAACGTGAATACCACCATCAACTGCAGCCGTTTGAACGTCCCATTGATCTTCGCCACCGTCAGAAGTTAATGTCTGAACTGGAATATAATCGTTAGTCAAGAATTTCAGCGCTTTAGCCGTTGTAACAGTATACATAAATTTCCAAATGTATCCGTCTGCGGTTGTAAATGGTGATGTGCTTACGCCTGTTGGCTTTGTTGTTGATGCAGCAGCACTGACATTAAACAAACATTTATATACGTTATATTCTTCAGTCATAACGTAGAAGTCGTCCTCTAACAAATCAGTATCTTGATCGTCATATTGGTCATAAACTGTACCTGAAGTCCAGTTGTAACGTTCAATTGCGTGTGTTACGTCCGAGGTAGTAATTCGTTTTGCTGCATACATATCACGCCATGGCGTGTATTCAATGTTAGCTGTTGAATTTACTGGTGTTGGAGGACTATTGTCATTTGGAAATGTTGTGTTTTTGCCAATAAACAAATACATGATAGTATTTGATGCTTCAGAAAATGCTTCGGCAAATTGCTGTGCATTGTGTACTCTAAATTTGCTTGTTACAAGTGAAGCCATGTGTTTGTCCTTTACTGTGGGAGTAATATTTCATTTACTTATTTATACAATGATTTGTTGATTTTATGGTCCAGCTATGATTTTATATGCAGGAACATTGGTATACGCACTTGATGGAGGAACATAAATATCCATTTCAGTATTACTAAAGAGAACACTCACTTTTCCGAACTCATTATTTGCCAAAAATAGGTCATTTACAGCAAAATCCAATAAAAGATTGGTGCCTATTCCAGTGACACGATTTGGACTAGACAAAAACGTAGCCGATTGAAGCGCCGCTATTTGAACATTTGCATAGACCGATATTTGTGTAGAAGAATAAGTAGATAAAGAGTTTGAAAAGCTAATTGTTCCTTGAATTAATTTCCAAACAGGAAGATATGTTTCAGTTTGAATAACATTATTAGCATTTAAATCTAATTCAATATTTGTAGATGATGTAACAAATAAATTGGATAAATTTGCACCAGTATCTTCAACAATTACAACATATTCTTTATTGTCAATATTAACTTCAGTTAACATTGTATTTTGAGTTTCAACTTCTAAAAATATGTTATCATTTTCAATAGCAGTATTGGCGGCACCTAAATCAAATGTCCGAGTCACTTCACTTGCAGAATTCACAATTGAACTCTGAACATCCAGAATACTCAGTATATACAATATATATTCATTGATATTTTCAATTGTAGTTATTGTGCTGCTCATCACCATCGTCAAATTAATTTCAGCAAACAATAAAATTTCACCAAAAGGTTGCAACCCAGCAGGATGAATAATGGCTTTTAATGTATCAGAATATGTTTGAAATGCTAATCCACTCTTAATAACGTAAGAGTAGTCTTGATAGTAATAAGAGTCTTGAATAATTTTGAAACTAACTTTACCATCATCATCTAGAAAAACACCTTCTTTGATTCCAAGACCTGTAATGACAGAAACAAGATTTGCGTTTCCGTCACCAACGGCAGATGCAGATACGTTGGCTGCACTATAGTTGATGCCGAAATTTGTAATTTGAACAGCACGAATAGAACCTATGCCTGTAATATTATTTGAAGTGTCTACACTAACATTTGCACTCTTACCTTGAATGTTTGTTGCAATTAAATTTGCACTAGAACCAGTTGTTGTAGATATAGTAATTGAAGGTAGATTCGCTGAAACATATCCAGTGCCAAAATTTGTTAGTTCAATACGTTTGATTGGTCCTGTTACTAACCAGTCTTCATTTTTGATAATGTCATAATAGCTACCATCGGCTATCATTTGAAAACCATCTTCAAACAAAAGATCAAATGATGTGCTTTCTACAACTGAAGAAATTTGGCCAGCTGCGGCCGTGCCGGCACCACCAGTAAAGATTAATGTATTTCCAACGCCATAATTAGAACCAGCATTGACAATTGTAATTAGATTGTTGGACAATAATCCTAAAGAAGAAATTGTCGTATCTTGTAATGTGATAGTTGGTTTTTTGAAATATCCTTCACCTCTATTGATAATAGACAATTTAGAAATTTCACCAACAGTATATGTATTTGCACCAGAAGTTACTATATATGTGTTTGCGAGTTCAGAAACTTCAAAAAGAAAACCAGTGCCACCAGTTCCGGTGTTGTTAATTATTGCTTCAGTATTTAATTGATAACCATGTCCAATTGTATTTACTGTTAATGCACTAATTGGTGATTCTTTAATTGATGAAACTATAGCTTGTGCGTCTGAACCATCACCAGTAATTGTAATAATATCGCCGGCTTCATATCCAGAACCACCATCAACAATTGTAATACTTGACACAATACCAAAAATTGTTGTAGATAAATCTTCGTCATCAATGTCAACTATATCTTCACCGGCAGTAAATGTGCCGCTGACAAGTTTAAGTGTCATTTCAGCAATTTCTACTGCACCAACAAAGAATTTTTTAATGTCAATTACGTTTGCAAGAACACCAGAAGTTTCGCCACGAATAGTTTTATTTAAAAATAAGAATATATCTCTAGCGTCGGCTGATACTGCAATTGTTCTAATAATCTGAGTCTTTTCAAAATTACCATCCGACACCCGAAGAATGTCAGTTCCTGGATAATAAAATTCAATTTCTTCATCGTATAATAATTTAAACAAAAAGCGATAAGATTGTTCATTACTTTTAGATTCAAAAAAATCTTTAAAGTATTGTGCAACTAATCTTTTATCTCCATAATATGTTATTGGAATACTAGGATACAATTCTTCTTTAAGATAATCAACATATTTGTCAATAGATGTTTCAAGCGTTTTATAATTTAATAAATTGCCAGAGGCACGTCCAACATTATCTTTGATTGTGCTAAGAGTTGCAGTCGCAATTGATGTTTGCCCATTGATGATTTCGCTATAATTAAATATCGTTCTTGATACTAATTGAACTATAATAGAATTTGTTTTAACTTCTACAATTGTAGCTGATGCACCAGAAGACGCACCAACAACAGTTTCACCTATTACAAAAGTTCCAGTTTTACTTGTTAGTGTTAATGTTGTAGATTGCATCCATTCATAATATGCTTTTATAAACAGTAAAAATCTTTCCGTATCAACGGAAGAATTTTCACCTATAAATGAGCCCACATTTAATGAAGGCTTGAAAAATGCATCACTCATTTTTTTATCTGCTTACTAAACTAATTGTTTTATCATCAACCATTGTGACTGTAATGTCTGCATCTCTAATTGCAATAATCTGACCTCTTAATGGAAGAATGTCTTTATCTTGAGGTGTCGCAGTTATTTTTAATGTTGTGCCGCCATCATTGAACGCAGTTGGCGCAAAACTTGTTAGGATAATTTTGCCTGTGATGTAGTTAATTGTTCCAGCATTAATAGATACTGCAATATTTTCAATACCCAATTCTCTGTAGATACGAATTATGCCATTATTATCTTCTAAAAAACAATTTGAGAATCCACCCAAAGTAAATGCATTGGATGTTATTTTATTACCAACACCAAATGGGTGAGTTGTTGGTCTGCCATTTGTTGCATCGTCAATTGCATTTGAGAAATTGATATCATATCGTGTACCCACACCCAACTGAACGTCACTTTCTTTTCGCATTTGTGCTGTAGTCAGGCTACTTAATATTGATCTTTCGGAAACGTCAATCAGCCTAGATAATTTAGAATATCTAAAATATTTTGAAAACTGATTGATTTCATCTGTATTGTATGTTTCAATTGTGGTAATTACCAGTTGTTTAATTTCATCAGAAGTTGATATTGTTGCATCAGATTGATATTTCACAGTCGTATCAATAACAATGAATATGTATTCAGGATCAACAATTTCTGTAGATATAGTTAAAACTTTTTTAGGTTTAATTACTGAATTAATTAGATTGAGTTTTTCTGTTGCAGTTAGCAAATCACCAGTTATTGGTTTAATTGCGATAAACACTTTTCCAAATGTTGGTGGATCATTATCTTCACCACCCCACACAACACAAGAATCTACTGTTGCTTGCTGTAACATTAACGTTTTGTAATCATCGGCTGTCACTACACGGTTCTGTGCTTCATATGATTTTGGTGCGTTAAATTTAATTTTACTAGTTGTTTCTCTGTCTGCACCACCAGCTGCTGGATCAGATGCAACAAAGGCAATTGTTGTCACGCCAGCAATAGCATCTGCATATGTTAATGTCTGAATGTCATTTGCTAATATGCCGTTAGAAACAAGATATTCAAGTATAACAATATTGCCGGCATCTAATGCAACACCAAAAACACCATCACCAAACTTAATTTCAAATTGTCCGTCTTCAACTTCTTCAATGTAATAAACTCTAGTTGTAGATGTAACTTCAACTAAATTAGTAACTTTTGAAAATGTTCTTGTTGTGCTGTCAACTGAAGAATTCAAAACACTAACAGTCAGTGTTAATGTGTCAATATTTTTATTTGGAATCAAAAATCTTTGATCTGCATCATTTAAATTCACTGTATATCTTCTATTGATATAACGTCCTTCTTTCAAAGACATTGCGCTACTATAAACACCACTTGCTGATGCTATAATAACCGAACTTGTATTCAAGAAGTTGTATGTTGTTCCGTCTACTGTCCCTGTGAAAGATGTATATGCAGGAATAGTTATACTTACCGGAGAACTGGTAAGTGTCAACGTTGCAGTTCCACTGATAGATGCAGATGTGACTGAACGTGGTGTATAGTTTAAAGACTTTGCTAAGTTAACAATTGAATTTCTTTTTTGTGCTGTCGGCAAGAATGCTTCAGCGGCTACCATGTTTAGGTAGAATGAATTATAGTATGTGTTATAAGCTAATAGATCAAGCAAAACATTAAGTCCAGAACCTTCAAAGTTATAATCTCTGAATTGATCTTGTGCTTGCAAATAAGATTTAAAATTGGTTTTAATTCCTTGAAAATCTAATGCATCTATTTTTAAATTATTGTCCGATGCCATTATGCTGTCCTTTTGACTGTTGTTTGTAGTCCTGAAATACCAGTTGCATTTTTAATGGAATATTCCAACTTGATATCAAATCCGTCATCCGAGTAGTCTACTTTTATGTCTTTTAAAGTTATACGCTTTTCATATTTCTCGATATCAATTTTAAGACTGTTTCTAAGTTCATATAATGTAAATGCGCCATTTCTAGAAAACAAATAATTTTTAACACTACTACCGTAATCAGGCATAAATGGTCGTGTGCCTTTTTGTGTATTAATTAAATTAGATAAAGACCTTCTAATTGCAACTTCATTTGTAATGGGACGAACGTCACCTGTCACAGGATGAGGTGTGAAATCTAAAGGTAAATCTTTATAGAAGATGATATCGGCCATTTTTTTCTTTTATTTATGTATGTTATTCTGCCGTTTTGGCATCTTGAATTTCTTTTCTTCGTTCTTTTGCAGCTTTAGTAAACTCTGCTAATGCTTTTCTTGCTCTAGTACCAGCTGCTTTGTTTCCTTTTTCGTCAAACTTTGCGCTTTCTGCAAGATATGATTCAAATAAATTTACTAAGTTTTCGTGATTCGTCATTATTATTTCCTTATAAAGTGTTGACATTTGCTTGACAGTATGCTATATTACTGTGTAGACTGTGATTTTAGATATCTGTTATGACTGTGATTGCTGTATTGGGCACTAATGCAGTTGTCGGATTATTCAATCTGTCTTCAATTGTTGATATTCTTAAAACAGTTGTCGGATCATTCAATATGTCTTCAATTGTTGATATTCTTAAAAGCAATGCATTAAGTGTAGTGGTATTTGCACTATCAGAAAAGATTAAATTTTCTGCTCCGTTGATAGTAATAGTTTTATCTGAAGTAATTGTACTATGATTGTTTGCAACAATATTTATACCGCCCGAAGATCCGAGTTTAATGCTTGAACCGTTTGTGTCCCATAAAATATCACTTTTATTAGATACGTTTGCAAAATTTCTAGTTAAACTTGGTGCAGTACCAAAATACTCTACTGCTGCTTGTGGAATTGCAGGAAGATATCCTAAAATTGCAGGCTCTTGTGCAGATAGCGCATCTAAGAAGAAACCAAAAACCCATTCACCAACTCTGGGTGTTCCGTAGAGATTTGGTGTATTTAAAGGATGAATTGATAGAGCAAATGGCAAGTCTTCGGTCGGAACTAGATTAGTTGACTTTGCAGGATGATATCCAAAGCATCGCACTTTGCATCTACCAAGTGTTAGAGGATCGTCTATATCTTCAACAACTCCAATCCACCAAACAAATCCATCTTGTCCAATAAAATTTCTCATCAATTATCCCATGTTCTTGAAGTACTGAATTTCTTTTTCTTGTTGAGCAATCCATTCATCTGATGGCTTACCTTCACCTTTGTAATAGCGCAATGGTCTACCAGTTTTCTTAGAAACTAACGCCCACTTGCCATCTACTTGCTTAAGTGTCTCAATCAATTCTGGACCAAAAACTTCTTCTTCCCATTCTTCTCGCGAAAGATTAATGCCCTTTATTAATTCTTTAAACTTTTTCATAACTTGTCTAACTCTGATGTGTCTACTGCGCCTGGAGGAACATTATCCCTAATCCAAGTCAGCAATTGTATTTTCACATCAAATTCTTTCTTAGCAGGTTTTCCTGGTTCTTTAATCACCAAATACTTAAAGTCTTTGACAACAGGATTATCTTTCTTGTCTCTGTATGGTTTATTTGTTTTTGGGTCAAGAATAAAAATTGTATTCTCTGGATTATTTAGAATGACATAAACACCGCCTTGAACTTCTGGTGGCATAGATTTAGACACTAAGTTATATACCGTCTGTGCAGCACCCACATGAGTCGCAAACAAAATATCTTCTGGCACAACTCTAGACCGAGTTTTGTTATTCTTTATTGCAATTTGGTAATTTGTGAGAACCCAAGATACATGAATATTTTTTGCTTCATACCCCGCAGCAAACAGTTTCGGCAAAACATCTGTCATGTCTGTGACTTCTTTGAATGTGCTATCAAAGATAAGATTTGGCAATTGACCCTTTTCAGCGCCAGTAAGCATTAAATCTAATGTCTTGTTTTTTACGTCAGTTGCACGAATAAGAATGTGTAAAATATAAACATGACTTGGCGTTTTCAAATCTAATTGATTCATCTTTAAATTCTTGTCAAGCAATTCTCTTTGAATAAGTTCTTTGTCTTTTTCAGAAATCTTGTCGCCATATTTGTTTAACAAATCTTGTGTCGTGAATTTGCCAAGCGCATCTAACTTTTGAAATGCAATCTTCAATTCATCAACGTCACGCACTTTAAACTCAGACCCTTGCATAAAGTGTTTAATTGCAAATCCTTTACCCGAACCCGCACCGCCAGCAAGAAACACAATCTGTCCATACTTTGCGCCATTGTTATATAGAATTTGTTTCTCTATAAGCTGAAATGCTTTGTAGTCTTTTAAATCTACATATTCTGAAAATTTTAGTTTCATCATGGTATTAGGCCTTTTCTCCAGTAATTATCAACTATTGCTGTTGATGCTGTGTTATTTCTATGTCTTCTGTTTGGTAAAAATGATTCAATTTGAGCTGATCCAAGTCCAGTATTAAAATCATAAGGCACAGATCCTCTAGTTAATTCCAATGATTTTGTATATGCGCCCAATGAAATTTTATGAACTACTGACACAACAAAGTATTTACCAGAATAAATTTTATCGTTGGGTGGACTTGGATTTAATGGATCTGCCAACTTTTCAAAAGAACTGGGAATCGTAAAATTCACAATGTGTCCAACACCAATATTATTTTTACCACCCTCAATCTCAAGGCCAATTTGAAATAGATTTTTGCTCAAATGCCCGTAGATATTATTTGCAAGCCATGCATCTCTGTTTACTGAATCATTTAAAGAT